ACCTGCACTATCACAATTGAAATCTATATCGTTTGAGTTACCTGTTGTACTGAATGTTCCTGTAAACGTTGCACCGTTTACATCAAACTTTAAAACGTTACTATTACCAACTTGATCAATGTCGATAGTGGTAGTAGCACCAATCACGCTTGAAGCGGTTGTACTATCACCTACAGTATTGTTTTGTCCGTCTTGGGTAATGTCGAGGTCAAGCGTAGCACCTGATTGTGTCACATAGATATCATTTGCCAATACCGGTAGGGCAAACAACATCATTATTGCGATTATCTTAGCGTACATTACTTTACTCCTCTAGTTTAAATTTCCATAATTCCTTATCGATACCTTCATAAATCATATTATGAATAGCATGCTCGATTGTAGTTCTTATGGCATAATTGACAGGCTCATTAGTTGCGACACCTGTCTCTATTTCAAGCGCTTTTGTACTCATGTCTAAAAACCTGAATACGTCACCGCCACTTGAATGACTTGCGATTGTCTTTGTTGCTGATGTGGTGATTAATATTTCACCAGTCTGTACTGCAACAAGTCTTATCGAAACTGTTACTTGGTCTGTACGATATTGTTCATTAACTCCTATACCAAAATATCTTGCACCAACGCCACCTGATGTAACATTGGAATCATATCCTACAATACCACCCTCTACTATAAGTCCTGCAAACTTTAGAGGTTTTAATTGATTTTTTACGTCACTTTCTCCATCATATAATTCTCTTGTTGACCTTATTAATTGTCTTTCTTTTATGATAGCGTCAAGGCCTTGTCTTTCTACAACAATGAACCAAGGGTCATTACCACCTACTGCTTTTAATCCATTGATAACCCATGTCTCTGGTCCTTGTGTAACGGCTGTTGACAATTGAGAAAACTTTACATTAGGTTTTCTTTGTCCTGTTCTATCAGGAAAATTATAAACTGCAATTGTAATTTGTGGTTGACCTAATTCTGGTATATTTTCCAGTCTTTTCATTGTATCTGTTTGAAGCGTGTATGGTGATTCACCATAAAATACACTATCAGATTTTGTTGAAGCACAACCACCTAGCGTGCATAACAAGACCATCGCAATGGCGATTTGTGGTATACCTAATTCCATACTAAAACTTAAAGTCGCCTACTGGTACTGACATTTCTGTTGTGGTGCCATCTGGAGATGTAATTGTTAATGTGATTATTTCTGTGGATGTATCTTTAACCCAATAGATTGTAGAACCCTCTACTTCAGCTGTACCAGATGTAGGACAAGTGCCTTCACATTCCTCTCCAAACATATTGTCAACCAATTGTTTAGATAAGTTAGCATAAATTCTACTCTCAACGTTTTTGATAAACTTATTGATGGTAGTATTGTTTTCATCACGCTTCGCTGCCGCTTCCGCTGACTTTTGATCGTCTTTAATACCTTTTTCTCTACTGTATCTTAATTGTTCAAGTGAAAGGACATGTGTACTGTATCCATTTCCAGAGAAAGAAGGATTGGAAAAATCATGTACGATTTCACTTGCAATACTAGGTGTCGAAAGCACATAAAATAATAGACCTAGCACCGTAATTTTAAGTGCTTTCATATATACTAGTATTTATATAAAATAGGTAATCGAAACGAACAATATGACGTAATGCAACATCTGGTCAAACCATATACATGTCCAAAATTTACTATTATCTTTTATCTCTAAAAAGTAAGAATTTACTCTACTAGTAACATAGTCTTGTATCCAGTGTAGAGCACCCATTAAGAAAACCCACGGCCATATGTAATAAAAAGCAACTAAAAATGGTAACATATATGTTCCAACGTGAGTGCTTAACCAGTAAGTCGACTTACTCTTTTGTGTTGCCATCTTCTCCGTTTGAAGAAGACCGTCTCCTATCCAATGACATATTATTATCTTTAATATTATCGCTAATTCCATCTTTTTCCTCGTTCTCTCTCATAGCCAAAATTGTATCTAACTTTGACCGTAATCTAATTAAATCATTATCTAACATTCTAATTCTATCAATTAGTAAGATAGTGGTGTATTGTGCTTTGTCTAATTTCTCTATTATGTTTTGTGTAACATATGTATATATGAAGTATATAAACCAACCCATAGCAATTGCTGCTACTGTAGCAAAACCATATTGGTTTAACATTTCTATAATAGGTGATGTTACTTCAACTTCTACCATTAATCTTTTCTTGCGTCTTCTTTGCCGTCTGATCTAGATATTCTATCCATATCAGGTTTTACATTAAGAGCACTACAAACTAAAATGTCAAGTTTAATTAAATCATGATTCATAGTTTTTACTCTATTGTCTAAAGACCCTATTAACATTGTAATTGTTCCTACTTGCCCTACAACTCCTGCAAGAATATATTTAAGAATGATGTAAATAAAAATACCCATAACAGCAGCCGCTGCTACAGGTAAACCAAATTGTACTAATATATCTAAAAATAAGTCCATGCCCTATTTATAAGGGCATGGACAGGTTAGTGAACAGGAGAGATTTAACGATTTACTCGTTAACTAATTTACTAAAGTAATTCATAGTATCGTCTTCACCATCATCACTAGGGGAGGTGGTTTCAATAGGCGAAGTGTTTTCACTTACTTTAGGTGTGTCACTAACTTCCGCAACAGCAGCACTTACAGGTGGGATGTCTATCTCATCTGCTGTCGTGGTTTTTCCAGAACCGTAAACTACTTTCTCAAATTTAATTTTGAGAGCGTCATAAGACTTGAAGTTTGTTGGTGCTGAAAATTCATTTAATGAATATTGTTTTTTCCACAATGCCTCAATGTAATCATCATCTTCATTTATCTTAGAAGGATTTTCAAATTCAGACTTGTCGTAATTCCAATATCCGTCAACTTTTCTTATCTTCAATTTAAAGTTTGCCCCAGCCCAAAAATCAAATGGGTTGATTGCCTGTTCGTCTGCAAATTCAGGTTTCATTGCTTCAGTAATCTTATCAAAGATTTTCTTACCAAACTTGTATAAAAATACTTTACCTTCGTTTTCAGGATGAGCAGGATCAGACACAACTAATATGTTTGTGAAATAAGATAGTTTTCTTTTTCTTTTTCTGGCAATCTCTTTGTCTGCGTCAGAGCCAGTATTCCACAGTTTACTGTTTTCTTCACTCACAGGATCTTTTTGACCAAGTGTTGTTAAACTGTTCTCAATATACCAACCACCAGGTCCTTGAAAAGCATGTGACCATACTCTTGCCCAAGGTAGTTCTTCGCCTTCTACAGCAGGTAAAAATCTTAATACAGCGTAACCGTTGCCAGTCTTATCTAGTTCTGGTTTCCAGAATCTTGTATCATCTGAGGAATTATTGTTTGTTGTGGGTTGAGCAACTTTTTCTAGTTCTTTAGTTAGTTTGTCGAAGTTGCCTCGACTTCTTTTTAAGTCTGCGAATGACATATGTTTGTCTCCTTATATTTTTGTATTCGTTGTATTCGTATTAATTGTATATTAGTATATATACAAGTTTTTGCTTTCATAATAAAAAAAATATCATTCAGCCTTTCGTGGGATTTACCTGGTGGAATACCCACAATTTTTCAGGAAGAGTCCAGATTCCTATGGAAGATGGTCCCTACTAATAACCTACTCTCGGTGTCTTCAGCCAGTCGGCCCTAACCCTCCTCAAGCAGACTTTATGCCCTCTTAAGCATTGTTCAGTCAGAAAGAAATAAGGTTTCGAACCCTTATTCTGCTGCTGAATGATAACTATATTATACACTATTTTGTGCTAAAAGTCAAGCCCTAATTGTGTATAAAATTCATTTTTTTTCAAATAAGATAGATTAGGTAAACTATCCCATTGAGGCATTCTCTCTGATATTTGATTATTTTCATCAGGATTAACCTTTATAAACTGTATATCTTTATATCTAACCATGACACGACCCATTTGAACCACCCAATTTTGTGGTGTTATGGCACTCTCGTCTGAGGATAGATATCCATGTGTCTCTTTATAGAGATTGTTAATAAAATCTGTTGTACTGTACATGTCCATACCTATTAGATAACATGTTTTAGGTTTCTCTACTTTACATGCTATGTACATTGCTGTTGCACCAGATGACCAACCAGGATCTTCAGGCCCAGCATTATCTGCTTCCCAACCACCTAATGCATAATAGTCATTCATTATATCTTTTAATAATGTTATATTCTGATCTGCTAAACCATATGTCCAAGTGATATAAACATTTTCAAATCCATCACCTTTCCATCTGTCGTTAGGTCTATTTTTATTTACTGTTGATTGACCATGTATTACAAAATTAACATAATAGTTTTCAGGTGTATGTTTCCATTCTCGTACATTTGGATTTTTCATATTTAAAGTTTGTGCCTCTTTCATCATTTCATAATGTTCATTAGGCATATTTTCCCAATCTCTAAAATAAACTCTATTACGGTCACAATAACCACTACGATATATTTCATGTTCTAACATAGGGTCTACTGCAATCAAACCATCAACTTCATGTTCTCTATACAATGCATTACAACCCCATACTTTACCTTTTGATTTTAGTAATTCAACATCAATGTCTTTACGACTTTCACCATTACCTAATACAAATAAATTTTCTGTCATTGTACCATTTTTCTTAGTATTAGTTTCATTCGTTCTTTGTTGTATGTCATGAAAGGTCCATATTTTATTATCTTGTTTTTCAATGTCGGCCATATTATATCATCCTTTATTCGTTTACTAAATTGTTGTGTATAGTTAAATAAGTCATTTAATATACATAATGTTTCTAGGGATACTCGTTTCGCAAGATATGTTTTAATTAATATCGGGTGTTGACCTCTAGTAACTTTAAATATTTTGTTAAAATTTTTTTCACTTTTTCTTAATAGTTGTTCTATGTCACGCTCAAAGTAATAACTCAAACCATCTATTCTTTTTTGTCTATCTAGATATGCCTCATTGTTCATATCTTTGATATAATGTGATTTATTAGATATGATATTGCTAACAAAATAGTCAACAATATTATCGCCATATTTTCTGGCTGCCTTAACAAAAAAGTATTTGTCATTGCGTTTGATAAATGTTTCAAACTTAGCATTAGTTTTACTGTTATACTTAAAATAATCGTATTCATCTTTTGTAAAATGTAACTTAATGCCAAGGTATTTCTTGTATGCTTCATATCCTTCATTCATCTATACAGGTAGTGTTGCTGTTTTAGGTAAAAAATTTAAATCTTGTGCGTTCATTTTGATTTTATCTTTTAAGTTTCTGTTTATCAAATGTGTTACTTGTTCTGGTTCTATTTCTTTTTGTTTACAATAATCTAATACGGCGTCCATGTGTGATATTCTTTTTTGACTTGCTATTTTTTCTATCACTAATGCAAATTGTTTTGGTGTCATTCTTTCTCTTTCTGTGGCCCCTTGCCACGTTTTCTATTCTACCTCAATATCAGGTAGTTTACTCACATTAGCAAGGGAATCGTTTACTATATCTAATAGTATCTCTGTATCAAAGACCCAATCTATACCATATGACATCAAACAAGTTTCTCCTGTCTGAGGTATGGTAAGATAAAATACACCTTTTTTACTATCAGTATTATACCATACTGACATGGTGCCTAAAAGTCTTCCGTCTGATTGACCTTGTACTGTAACATTAGCACTACCTAGTAATTCCATTTTAAAAGTATTCATTGTTGTGACTAACACCTCAAAAGAATTACCACAATAGACTGGTACTGATTGTACTCTTAACAAGTCAGGTGGAAATACTTCGCTTGATTGTGCTTTGTTTAGTCCGGCATATACAATACCTAAGAATACTCCTATAAGAAATATACCTGCAATATATCTAAATGCTTTCATCATACTATAAGTTTACTATTAGGTTTTACTAAGTTTGTAGTGTTTTGCTCATATGCGTTTTTTATGTTCTCACCTGGATTAGTGGTGCAAATAATATTATCTTTTTTAATCATAACAATTTCATCTTCACTATAAGGTATATAAGGTTGAAAACCTATTCTAGTATTCTCACCTGGTTTACCTTGCATAGGTATTAACACAAAAGGTTTTTTAATTGCCGTATGTGTTGTTGTGTGTTCTTTTTCTTGAGGTGCACCAACAACATCTTCACCTGTAGTTAGTCTGTATAATTTAATCGACATTTTTATTCTCCTGCCATTTATAAAAGTCTGATACTGCCTCTTTCAACTGAGGTAGATAATCAATTTTCTTTTTCTTAAATACTTGTGTTGTACCTTCTTCCGTAGTAATCAATATCACTACTTGTGTTGGTTCTTCACCAAAGTGTTCTTTATACATTTCTGCATAAGCACTACCTTGTATGAAATAGTTTTCAATCCAGTCTTCTTGTTTTTCTTTTGTAGATGTTTTAAAATCTATAATAGATAATACATCATCATATTCTGCAATACAATCAACACGACCTGCAACTGTGTAATCAGTAGAAAACATCGCCGCTTCTTGTAATCGTATATTATTTATTTTTGCTAGTTCTGGTTTCAATACATTAAACATCATTCTAGGTAAGAATTGTTTTTTGTATTTGTCAACTTGTTCTAAGTCAACATTGTTTAAGTAGTCTTCAACCATATTATGTACTGCTGTACCACGATTTGCGGCCTGTATCATTACATGATTTGCAACTTGTTCGCCTACATTCTTACGCCATTTTAACAATCCTTCTTTTTGTCGAATTGATAATACTGATGTTATAGACGGATAAATCTTTTTTGTTTCTTGGTCTTCGTAAAATCTTTTACCATCTACGTTCTTTGCTTTCAG